CCGATGTTTGATGCTCTAAGACCAAACTCTTTTTTTCTTTGGTCAGTGAATTGCTTGCGGAATGATTCCATGCAAGCGTCACCAAACTGAGTGATCAAATCATCGGATACCTCAACCGCATCTTTTGATGCAGCCTCAAGAAACACCCTAACTTTTTCTAGGATGTCGGAACTCACGAAGCAAGTATCTCCGCTGGATCATCTTCTAGATCTTGCGTTGCTTCTATAATCTTTGCGTCAGCTGTAGTAGGGGATCCCTTCTTAGCACTACGCCAAAGTTCTACTATCTCTTCATTCTCAGTGTTGATAACATCTTGAAAAGATAAGAGAATCTCTTTCTCTTTGTCAGTAAATGTAACCTCGTCTGGATTGACTGATATATTTGATACATAGAATACATTGCTACCTGCTTTCTTCTTCATAGTTTTAAGATCAAGTGTGTGATTAAACATCACTTTACCTCTACGTCTGAGACTTTCTATTGCCTCACCAACAGGCTTAAAGTTACTGCCTGTTACTTTCCACAACACAGGTAAATCTTTTACCTCTGCCGCATCTCCTCCTGGAAGACTGCCCTTGAAAGAAACTAAACCATAAACTAAACGATAACACTTTATCGCTTTCTGTTTCATTCTTTCTTCATCAGAAAGATTGGCAAGTTCTTTTGCTGGTATCTTACCACAGCGTACACCACCTTGTATATCTATAGCCTCATCTTTCCAAGACTTAAAGATTATACTTCTGTTACTGTACTCATTCTTTTCTGCATCGTACTTCATGTACTGGTATGCATTCATGAATGGCCTAAACGTAACTGGCTTTCCGTAAGCCATGCTATCTAGCTCTGGAACATACACACCGTATGATCCTACTGGTACCTCCGCACCATCATCGTTCTCTGGAAATCTATTTATGGCTAGCTTCGGTAAAAAGTTGCCAGTAGAAGATTTCTCTTGGCCAATCATAGACATGATCTGATCTTGTGATAGACCGTCTATATTAGCTACTTCATTATTAGACATCAAATTGTCCTCCTTTGGTTGGTTTGTTATTGTATACACTATTTTGTGATAAAAGTCAAGTTAAAAAATTGCTTTAGGTATTTCTCTGTGTACCACCTCCATATTTAACCAGTTAGAGCCACTTTTTATCTCTGTCTCTAGGGGTACATTAAACTCTATATCATAATAATCATATAAAGATTGTAATACATTGTCTGTTCCTCTGTGTAAAATGTCTACCATATCTTTAATTTCGTCTGGGTGTACATCTACGACAACTGAATCATGCACTGTGTTAATCATTAAACTTTTCATTTTATTTTTTTTGATTAATCTATAAACATTTATACAAGCTATAGGAACAATGTCAGCTGTAGCGAAACCTTGTACAGGGTAGTTTTTAATTTGTGTGGAATAACTAGATCCACCCCATGCCATTCTCTGAGCATACGGAAAAGAATATTCTCTGCCTGATGGTGTTTTAATTTTTTTGTATTGTATTGCTGTGCTTTGTAATTCTTCATGCCATTTTGCTATGTCTTTGTACTTGTCTAAGAATGCTTTGTAGTATCTCTTCTCATCTTCTGTACCAGACATGCCTCCATATAAGGGTTTAAAAGTATGTGCCTTTGCGTCTTGTCTTGATACTCCTATAGTATCAGCAGTAAACTGGTGGACATCTACACCATCTTCTATATCTTTCATGCCTTGTTTATCTTGTGCTAAAAATACAGCAGTTCTAAACTCAAGTTGTGAAAAATCTATTTCCATAATTTGACCACCATCAAACCTAGATGTAATTACTTTACGGATAGGAAATGTATTACCTCTTGGTTGATTCTGGAAGTTAGGGTCACGACTAGATAGCCTTGCTGTTGCTGTAACACACTGCATAAACTTAGGATGTAGTATGCTATCTGCGTTTACATGATCTCTTATGCCATTCACAAATGTGTTTAAGTATGTGTCTATAGCATTGTATCTTATTATTAAATCAACAAAGTCTTTTATCTCTCCGTCTGATCTCATAGATATTTTTCTTAGTGTGTCTCTGTCTGTCTTGAAGCCTCCATCTGCAACCTCAGATACACCAACAGGTTTTTGTTGGAATCCTGCAATCTTATTTGTCTCAGAGTATATTACACCATGACCACCACAAGCATAGCATTTTGACATGTTCTTGTAAGGATCCCCATTAACTTTTACTCTTTGCATTACCCCATCACCATCACATACATCACAATGATTTGCTATAGTTTTTTTAATAACTTTTGTCTGTGTGTCTACTGCATCTTTAAATTTTGACTTAGAAAATATAGGACGTTTCTTCTTTCTTTTAGTACTCTTATCTATTCCTATGTTAAAAGTATCCGACCATTTCTTTTTGTCTATAACTTTTCTAGAATATATAAGCCAAGATAACTGCTCACCACTTGCAGGATTTAAAGGTGTGTCCCCCATCTGCTCCCATATTATATGCTTAATGCGTTGTGCTATTGTGCCAAACTCTTCTTTAAATATTACTTCAACCTCATCAAGTCCTGGAACATCAATGTTAATGCCGTTTCTTTCCATCTCTCCTAGTACAGGAAGAAACTCGTTCATCATCTTAACAGATTTAAGTAGCCCTTTGTTATCTGATTTTTTAAAGTCAGCCATCTGTGAATCAAACAAAGCTCTAGTAGATACTACATCTTGTCTACCATACTCATCAATAATATCTATTGGTATATTTTCAAATGATATCTTATCTTTCATATACTGATCTACTGCATCAGACTTTTGAGATATACTTCTACGTTTACAAATTTCTTTTAAAGACAATGGTTTACGCAATCCTCTAAGCAGTACATACTCACCAATCATTGTGTCATATAGCCTGCCATCATATTTAAATCCAGACTCTAGTAGCCATACTAGATCAAACTTTATGTTGTGACCCACTAATAGTTTAGTTTTATTTAGTATATCTTGAACTGCTTTATGATTTGTCTGTGTGTCAAACTCTTTGTCATTGTGATTAAAAAAGTAATAGTCATCATTGACTCCAATACTAACTAAAAAATTATGTGGGTTGAAAGGTAGTGGATCTACCTTACCCTCTACAATTTGAAAGCTAGTCTCTACGTCTAATACTGTAATCATACTCTATACCTAGATAGCTGTGGCTCAATGTTACAAGTAATCTCTCCATGATACCCTGATATCTTATTCTTACTTATGCACAATACTCGTGTAGTGTCAAGTGAATCTAAACTACCGTGCTTACCTATGCCTATGATTAGGTCTGCCTCTGCGGCTTTACCTGTCTTAGAGTTTTCCATCATGTCAAATGATATGCTTGTCTTACCATGTGCATCTGCTGATGCTTGTGATATAGCTATCACACAACAGTCATGTCGCTTTGCTATCTCTCTTGCTCCTGTATATACAGCTCTAAGTTTTTCGTCTGTTCGTGAAAAATTACCAACAACATTTACTTTGTCTAGTTGATCAATGATAAGTATGTCGGGTTTATGTTGCTCACAATGATTATTGACATCATCAATAGTCCAATCAACAGTATCCATAAGTTTAACATTATCTTTTATATCCTTCCATTTATCTTTTGCAACATCCATGTTGTCCAGTATCTCTTCTTTGGTCATGCCTGTGTGTGCATTGATGACTCTCATTTGTGTTCTTACTGCAGGTTCCTCATTTATTAATGCGTGTACCTTTGCTCCTTGTGATGCAAAACCTTGTATGCCACCTACTAGATTAACCCAGAATGCAGTCTTGCCAGACTCTGGTCTAGCAAATAGTATAACTAAATTACCTGCACCTATACCTGGAACATGTTCATGTAAACTTGGCAAGTTAAATTCAAACTTAGTTTGTATATCTAAACTGTCCATGAGTTCTCCTATGTCATCTGTTACTGCTTCTTCTTCCTGTGTTTCTGTCTGTGTGTCTTCAAGTAAGTCTTTGATATCATTAAATGATCTGTCATGCCCATTAAAAATATCAGTAGCAACAACAGCAACTTTGTGTGCAAGATTTCGTTTGTGTACAGCAGTTAAAATATCTGCGGCAACATCTTCACTTGGTTCTTGTTCCTCTCTTATCTCATCTACCATAGACTCAAAGTTTACTCTTGCAGCTCTGGTCAATGCAGGATTATACTTTTCTAAATGTAAATCTATCAGCTCATCTATTGATAGGTCTTGCTGATACTCTTCGTGTGCTTTCTGTATTGTAGTAAAAACATTTCCAAGACCATTAGTAAATGTAGTCTTAGAAACTTTGCTTTTATTATTATCATAAAACTTTTTCTTTAATAATAATTTTATTAGTTGTCGTTCTTGCATAGTATCTCCTTTATCTGTGCTGGTCTAAAGTATTTTAAATCATCTTCCAACAGCACTACCTTTGTTTCTATGTTAGTACTAGACAATTCTTTTGCTATGTCAAATGATTTAGTAGTTGCGTCTCTGTCTAATGCAACAATAACTTTCTTATATTTTTTTTGTATGACTGGTATAAAAGAATCTGAAAGACTTGTACCCATGAGTGCAACTCCTACAAAATCTTGGGACACTGCACAAGCAGACGCACAGTCTTCAACCACTACGGCAGTGTCCCCCTCACCACAAATAAATGGATAATCTTTTCTGCCATACACATACCATTTAGGAAGTATATCAGATCGTAATGCTCTGCCAACACCACCAATTATTTTGTCTGTGTTATCTTTAATCATAAAGACAGCTCTATGATTTTGTGGATCATACCTTATATCTGCTCTGCCTTGATTATATGCATCAGTGCAATTGTTTCTTCCTAAGTATCTAGATACTTGGTGAGTAGAATGACCAACTGTAAAATGCTGTGGCACTTTCCAATCTATCTTATCCTCTGATTTTTTCTTTATCATGTGCGTGATATCCTCCATTGTTTTGTCTGTGTCAAGAACTCCTTTAGCAGTACAAGAAGCACTAAAGCAATACCATTTCATCTGCCCACTTTCTTTGGTCAGCTGTAAAGTATTGTCATGAAAGCAAAAAGGGCAATCCATTCTTATGGACTGCCCTGTATGTATTGGTATGTTTCTTATTACTTCTGCTTGTTCTCTGTAATTCATGCTTTGCTTATATCATGATTGCTATCTTATGTCAAGTGATTAAAGTGGGGTAGGCAACGACCACACCTACCCCTTGAATACGAACACTACCTCTGTAGCATGCTTAGTGTTTTACTATGCTCGTAATCAATATCATATATTAACACTTCTTTGGCTATGTGTCAAGTCGTTATATCAAAGTACTAACAGTAGATAGCTTTAGCTTTCTACCTTTGGGTGTCACCTGTACAGTATACATATTACCATTGAACTTAATCCATTGTAATCTAGATAGAGATACATTGATGTATTTATTATTAACTGTGTCCCATACAATCATGTAGTCTTTAGGGTCAGTAGTTCTGACACCACCCTTTAGATGTTTAGTTACATTGAACTTACAGTTAGCAACTCTAGTGCTATCATCTTTCTTTATAAAGCAAGCAGAGAAAAACTTTGATCCTACTCTCTTTCTTATCTCGCCCTCAAAGTCTAGGCGTCTTATTGATTCAGTCATGTGACCTCCTTGGTTGTCGTTAATAAACGAGAGAGGCTTATAGACTAACTAGTTAGCCATTCCCACCTCTCTCTATCTCATACACACTAGCTAGTGGAAGGCTCTGTACCTTACATAACGCATGAGAATATCTTATAATAGCACTATCATATCACTATGTCAATGCGTCTTAAATATAACTGATTGCTTCTTCATTGACCAACACAGACCACAATCGGCACAACTCTTGGCTTTGCCTGTCTGCTCTGGACATACTACACCTTTCTCTGCTATCTCTTCTGAGTTAGCTGATAGTATATCTCTGGTGTAATCTGAGAATCGTACTGAGAATCTATCCCATTGTGCTGTGCGTATTCTCTTGATCTCATCTCCTATGTCTGTGCCTGGGTGCCAATGTGTATAGCCCCAGATAGCAAGACCTGGAAACTTAGCAAGACATCTCTCCCAGAACTGTACATAATCTGCTGAATAAAAATCACCAAGCACATGAAGTCGTACCAGAAACTTCTCATGCTTCTTCTGTATCTCTGTGAGGTCTGCATATAGTTTGTGTGTCAGTCCCTTGCCATGTGATATCCTGTGTGCGAATGGCATGTTGTTGCCATAGCAATCATCCCAATGCCCACAAGTACGAGGGCATGTGGCTCTCTCTTCTAGTGTTAGTGTGAATATAGGTCTATCCTTATGTATGCCCTTGCTTACCTTCTTACCTAACTTCTTGTTGATAACAGGCTTCAGAGCTTTATAAGGATAGAACTCCACCACCTTGATCGTCTTGGTGTAGATGGTGTGACCGTTTTTAATCTTGTCTAAAGATACTTGTGAGTAATTTTTTTTCATACAGCTATACTATGTGATTCGTTTACTTGTGTCAACCACCAAGCAGGTGCGTCTACACCCTTAGACCACTTGGCAAAATATCTTTTCTCATTCCAATAATATTTTCTGTACGCCTCTATGTAGTTATCACATTTGTATTCATCTGGCATACATTGTGGTGGTGTAGTAAATCCTATGTCTGGTATGCCCACATACTCATCTTCCAACACTTGCAATATTCTATGTGACTTATGTGAATTGTTAAATCTTTTAGCATACTGATTTGATATCTCTACTGCATGGTCAAATGCCCACTCAAAGTTTGCCTTTGAATCTCCAGTCCATATAGTCATGGGGTGCTTGGGATATGCTGGTTTATAAAGTTCTTCATGTTCTCCCATGTGTCGTTGGTATGCAGTAGATAACATCTGGCATGTCTCAAGTAACATCTTCGGTACATGTTTATCACATAGCATTTCTGCTGATACTTCTGGTAGTCTATCTAAAAAAAATATATTCATTTGTCATCTCCCATAAAAAACCATAGTATACTTGCAAGTGTGGCTGATATGATTGCCAATACATTTATTAATCTGTCTGTTGTTCTTCTTTGTTTTTTTTCTTTTTCTGTTTCCATATTATCTCCTTGACATTAATTGAAATTCGTGCTATATGAACCTGTGGTTCCGAGGGGGGTCTATATACCATAGCTTAAGTGATATTCTTTTTGGTACGCTCGAATACTCTCTGCGTTTTGCTCTCTGTATTTTTTACTATACTCATACTTTAATCTCTTTGTGTAGGCAATACCCTCTGGACTTGAAAGAAACTTCTCTTTGTCTGCTCGTAAATTTTTGATGGTGTTGCGAAGTTTGTCCATAGTTTTTTTGCGATAGTATTGTCTTTGATAGCTTTCTCTGTTAGCCATAAGTTACTCCTGTTTGTTTATAAGATACCACAACTATACCCTATTAGCTCTACTGTGTCAAAGTATGTATAGGGTATGTCGTATGTTATGCGTTCAACTTCTTCTAAATATTTATAGAACTCGTCACAACTAAGTCCTTGTTGTAGTGTAAAGGTTACCTCACCTGTGACGAGCCATAGTGTCATGATAAATGTTGTCATTGACCAGTGCTTATAAGTTTAGATGCTGGGTATATTCCATTGAATACTTTGAATGCTTCTTCTCTAGTATACTCTTTCTCTTTATAGTTTCTTTTCTCACGACAGTTCCAGCGATACCATTTATCGAAGTTCCATTCATACCCCATGTCAAAGTTGTACTCGAATACTAAATCTTGACTCATAGTAATCCCTCCAATCTTTTACTCATGGCATCATAGTCTGGTAAATCTATCTTAACTTCTCTTTTCTTACGAGGTGTTTTCTTAGCTACCTTTGGCTCGGCTCTGTTAGCCTCTATGATAGGAAGTATCTGTTGTATTATATCTGCTCGGTGTAGGAACGTCATCATACAATCTTGAGAATGAAACTGATATTCTACTGTATCAGATACACGCCTACTATACTCTACATAGTACTGAGTTCTGCCACCTTGGTTGTATGGTACTAGAGTATCTATCTTTAAGCGTCTTGGTTCTGAGTATCTTCTGTTCATGAAACCTTCGTTGAGGCATTGTTGAAGAAACAATTCTGCTTCAGCTCTGTTGTCAAATACTTCACCTCTATCTTGTAGCTCATAGAACCAATAGTGCTCATAGCCATCAGTACCAAACCATTGCTGTGTTGATGTTCGTGCCATTCGTTTACCACAGTTTGCACAATAGATTTTAGGTCTGCCGTTCTTGTCTAGTTCTTGTGTCATTTTTTTTCTCCTTGTTTAGTTTGCCTCGCAACGAAGCCTGCCTTCTCTTCTCAGTATTACGACTGCGTATCTCGGCTTGTTGTACCCAGTAAGGGTTGACTGTGTTATTAAAAGTTTTTTTCATACCCACCATTATAAACATTTATGTATGTATGTCAAGGGCTTACACTACTTGACATATGTACACGAATACCTTATACTAAGGGCATATCAACGCCAACAGAAGGAGTTAATCTAATGGCAAAAACACTAATAGATAAAAGTGCAAAGGAGAATATCATTCTACCTCATGCACTCAAGACTATCCACGCATTACCTAGTGAGCATAGGAATTCTTATGTAGAAGCTAGGGATAATTGGAGAGAGGCTTACGACCAATCTTGGAATGTAGCCAACAGTTATATCACAACACATGTACCACAAGATCAGATACAGATTGTGAAAGAAGTAAGTGATAACAACAAATGGAATCTATCAGGTATGCCTATGGGTAAAGCCATAGCAGACTTAAAGCTAGAAGATTTTGTTTGTAAAGAATACGACAAAATAAAAAGCACAGTAGGTGATGATGGCAGATACAACCATCATGGTCGTGAGGCATTTCATTTAGACCAATGTGTTTCTTTTAATCTAGTATCAAGAGAATCAGATGACATGAGAAGCTATGATGCAAGGGCTGACTTCAACACCTATCCAGATAGAAGTACCTTTGAGTTAGTAGAGCATGACTACCTAAAAGAAAATGGTATCATGGCTGTAGATTCTAAGGAGTACCAAGATAGGTCTTGGAGAACAAGAGAAGAGCTTAGTGCCCAGATCAATAGTCATGAGGCTTATACTAAATGGGTTGTTGATAACTTCAATGACAAAGTTTGTATTCGCTTGAATGTTGATTGTCATACTCAAGGTCTAGCTGTTCATGACATTAATGATTTCAATGCTATCAAACAAGAGAAGATACTTAGAAGCAGAATGTCAATGGCTTTGGATAATCTTAAGGAAGAGAGGCAAGGCTACTACAATGATGTCAAAGGTATCTTATCTAAGATAAGAAGTGTTGAGGGATTAATGGAGTCCCCACTAGGTAAGATGATGAAGCCGATTGAAGGTGATCTTCAAGGTGTAGGTACATCTATTGCACTAACACCTCAAGCACAGTTCAGAATCAATAAGTTAAACAATGCCTTAGATGGTATTGATGACACACCACAAGAGGTGCCAAATGTAATCGTGTTGCATGGCATGTCTGGTACTGCATGATGAACCCAGAAGATGAGTTCGGCTGGTAGTCGAGCAAAGAAAAACCCCACTAGGAATTATCTTAGTGGGGTTTTTTTAGATCTAAATTTATTTTAAGTAGTTATTTCTATTATATTATTTATATAAGTACCATCTTTATTTGCAAGTCTTTCTTTAACTATTGCTAGTGCTTGGGGTAATAGCTTTTCTTTATTACCCTTAAGATTAAATACTTGTCGCCACCATGATAGAGCAGGTGGCTGTGTTCGTGTTAGCTTTCTTGGGTGTAGCATCAAGGCTCTATACATCATTGTCAGTTGTATGTCTGCTATCTTAATTTCACTTGTACCATGCTGACTACTAACATTTGTAGTCCTGCTACTGTCTTGCGGTGCAAGTCTGTTTCTATAATCGTGTGTCATATAGCCTCATTCTTTATATTTTTATACACATCTTCATTAGAAATATAAGTATCTATATTTTCACCTTCAGGCACTACATCTAACCTAGTAAAGATAAAATACTTATTGTTTGATTTTTCTATACGAGACAATTCATCTTGTGCTTTTATGTAGGCTATACACTTGTGCCTATCATCTGAGTTAAACACACATGTATAAGTATCTTCTATGTGTGAGTATCTATTTAGTCGCATTACTGCATATGTCATATTATTCTCCTATTACTCCTGTTGATTGCGATAGCCCTAGATAGGAGTAAATTTACTAGGGCTACGATTCCTAATGGAATATTATAAGTCTTTGTATTTACTGTCAAATACCTCTTGAGATATCTTACCATTCTTCAAAGACTTCAAAGCTGATGCCTTGACAATTTTAAGTACAAGATCACCAATCGTTGGTGTCTTATAGTTTTCGGCTATCTTATCTTCTCTATATTTATTTAAGTCTATTACATTACCCATAGCTTCTCCTAATGTATTGTAAAGTTTAATGTGTTAAGTAGTACTTCTAGCTCATCTTTGAATGGTTGTAATTCAAATGGTACTTCACTATCAAACTGATGATGAAGTATAAAAGCTATGTCAATGAGAACATTTATCATGCCCTCATCAACATGTATTTTTTCTATACTCCCCATACTAATGATACTATCATTCGTGCAGGAAAATATAAGAACATTAAAGCTAGGGCAATCATACCCCAACCATCTCTTGAAATGTATCTTGTCTTTTTCTTTTTCATATATACTCCACTAAAAATAAAAATGAATACACCCAAGCCGATACCCAGATTACACAAAGGCAAAGGCTAGTATAATAAATGAGCTTAATCATATTTGAAAAAAACTTTGTTGAAGTCTTTCCATACTTGATGTAATCCGATTGGCTCAACCTCAGTACAATCTGGACATCTTACTTGTTCCTTCTCATAATTATAAAAGTTTTGTCCTCTATAAGTATGAGCTACTGATGTTGATTTCATTTTTGTAATGTAGTGATTGCCACCACATCTTTCGCATTGGTCGTTCATATAACCCTCCTATTGGTTAAGTGTTTGAATTACCTATATAATATCAAATGTCAAGGGGTATGTCAAGGCATAAAAAAAGAGCCAACAGCTTTCACCATTGGCTCTATTTTTTTTTTATTTACTGGGTGAACATTAAGCACACAATACAAAATCCTACAAAGGACATGAGTGCTGAGTAATCAAAGCCACCCTTTTTATTTCTGTACATCTTATCTTCTCCCTATTTTTTTAAGATGCCCTATCCTATAACTACTGTGTCGCTGTGTCAAGTGTTTGTGTGTCTGTGTCTGTGTCTATTGTACCTACTTGAAAAGCTTTAAAAAAAAGACAAAAAAAAAGCCCCTACCAGAAATTAATCCAGTAGGGGCTTGATTTTTTAGGCTGATTTAGAATAAGTAAATTTATCCCTAACTTTTCCCATTTCAACGTCTATAATGTTTCCATTATTATCAGTAGTTCCATGAGATAATTTAACAGCATTAACAAAAGAGATCATAACTTGTAAGTCTTTTTCAAATGCTTCAATTTGAGACGATCCAATTTTTTCAAGAATTGTTTTATTATCCCAAATATCACCGCCTTTATTTGATTTCTTAAAATTTGAAATCAAATCTTTTCTAAGATTTTCAAAACCTAACATAATCTTACGACCTAGATTTTGATCTTGCTTAGTCTTAACTTGTCTTTTCTTACGATTTTCATCAGTACCTTTAATAATATCTTTATTAAGTGCGATTAAATCGGCTACGTTAAGAGTCAACATAGTATTTGATTTATTTTCTTGCCAATCAATAGTTTTATCGGCTTTCAAACCTACATTAATTAATGGCGATTTATACTTACTAGCAACTTCAATAGAATTATCATTAAATACAAGATTTTGATTAGTCTTATATTTAGGACTAACTGAAATCATAGCTGTACGAATGGCAATAGTAACAATATTTTCAAATGTACTATTTCTATTTGCCGACTTGTCATAATCGGCTAATTCATAACAGTATTTAGTCAGTTCACTATTTCTAATTGGCAATTCAAATTCATCATCAACTGGTGAATTTTTAGTAAGTATGTATTTTGATAACTGCTTACATATTGCCGATATAGTAGAAATGCTTTCAACTTGTGTAGCATTTTCTTTAAGTGTTGTAAGTTTTGATTTTAATTCTTTTTGGTTAAAATCATTTTTTATTATTTTAGTCATTAGTATAGTTCTCCTATTTTATGATTTAAAAAAAATTTAAGATTTATGTAAATCCGAGCCAGAAACCAGACAATTAAAATGCTGAAATAAATCTTGTAAACAATTTCAACCGCCTACTGGACGCTATTAATTCGTCATTAATAACTATCTAAATATTATATTATTCATTGCTTAAGTCAATCAAAGCTAAGTAATTGATTTAATTAAGATAATCACTATCTGAACTCAGATAGCATATATAAATTATTAATTTTTCACCGCCACGCAATAATGGTATTCGCTAAGGCTATCACAATGATATATATCAAGCTGATATAGGTATAATGC